TCAGACATATACAAGTCAATATTTCCTGGAGTTGGACTCCAAGCAGACTCAAAGGCTGCAGGTCGCTGGGCAACTAATAAAGGTGGAGACTACTTTGCTATCGGTGTTGGTGGAGCGGTCACTGGTAAAGGCGCGGATATTCTCATTATTGACGACCCGCACTCGGAACAAGAAGCAACCATAGCCGAAACGAACCCCGAAATCTACGATAAAACGTACGAATGGTACACATCTGGTCCAAGACAGCGTCTACAGCCAGGCGGGGCGATCATTATTGTTATGACACGGTGGTCCAAGAAGGACTTAACGGGTCAAGTAGTCAAAGCAGATGCGCAGCGGGACGGTGAAGGGTGGAGAGTCATTGAGTTTCCAGCCCTTTTTGAAGAAGATGAACCCCTCTGGCCTGAGTTTTGGACCCAAAAAGAGCTTTTAGCCCTAAAAAACGAGCTTCCAGCAGGAAAATGGCAGGCTCAGTACATGCAATCGCCCACTTCAGACGTCTCGGCGATCATTAAACGGGATTGGTGGCAGATTTGGGAAGATGAGACGCCGCCCTATTGTGAGTTTGTCATCCAATCGTGGGATACGGCGTTCTTAAAGTCGGAAAGAGCAGACTATTCAGCCTGTACGACGTGGGGTGTGTTCTATAGAGACAATGCGGTGGGCATTCCAAGCGCTAATATCATCCTTTTGAACGCATTTAAGCGGCGAATGGAGTTTCCAGAACTAAAACAAAAGGCGTACGAAGAGTGGAAAGAGTGGCAACCCGACGCAATGATCGTCGAAGCCAAGGCCGCAGGCTCTCCTTTGATATTTGAGCTACGTGCGATGGGCATTCCAGTTCAAGAGTTCACCCCCAGCAAGGGCAATGACAAGATTGCTCGGCTTAATGCGGTGGCAGATATATTTGCAAGTAGCAAAGTCTGGGTTCCTCAGACTCAGTGGGCAGAAGAGTTAGTTGAGGAAGTTGCGTCGTTCCCATCAGGTGAACATGACGACTTAGTGGACTCCATGAGTCAAGCTCTGTTAAGATTCAGACGTGGCGGCTTCATACAACTAGACTCTGATTACGAGGATGAGCCCATGGCATTTAGGTCACGCAGGCAAAAGGGATACTACAACGTATAAGGCGAATTATGGCTATTGAAAAAGGTTTATACCAAGCACCGTTAGGCATGGATGAGTTAGCCATGGAAGAAGAGCCTATTGAGATTACGATTGAAGACCCTGAATCGGTCGAGATTGGTATCGACGGTATGCCCATCCTAAGGATTGAGCAGGACGACGAAGAGGAAGATGACTTCTCCGAAAACCTTGCGGAGAAGATGAGCGAGAAAGATCTTCAGTCTTTAGCCAGTGAGTTAATTGGCGACTTTGATGATGACGTTTCATCCCGTAAAGATTGGATGCAAACCTATGTCGACGGCTTAGAGCTCCTAGGAATGAAGATCGAAGAGCGGTCTGAACCATGGGAAGGCGCCTGCGGTGTGTACCACCCACTCCTGTCCGAGGCACTGGTGAAGTTCCAGTCCGAGACCATGATGGAGACGTTCCCTGCGCAAGGTCCAGTAAAGATTGAGATCATTGGCAAAGAGACGCCAGAGAAGAAAGATGCGGCAGAACGTGTCAAAGAAGACATGAACTACCAGTTAACCGATGTAATGAAGGAATATCGTCCTGAGCATGAGCGCATGCTTTGGGGCTTGGGTCTGTCAGGTAATGCGTTTAAGAAGGTCTATTACGATCCAAACTTAGAACGTCAAGCTTCGATATTTGTACCCGCAGAGGACATCGTTGTTCCTTACGGCGCTAGCAATATTGAGACTTCGGAACGTGTCACCCACGTGATGCGCAAGACCAAGAACGAGCTAGTTAAGTTGCAAGTAGCGGGCTTCTATCTGGATGTTGACCTTGGTGATCCAGTTAACTCACTAGACGAAGTTGAGAAGAAAATTGCGGAGAAGATGGGCTTTAAAGCCACAACGGATGACCGCTTCAAACTACTTGAGATGCACGTTAGCTTAGATCTTGCTGGTTACGAGCACAAAGACGAGAAGGGCAAACCAACAGGTGTAGCTCTTCCGTATGTAGTAACCATCGAGAAGGGCACAAGCAACATTCTTGCTATTCGACGCAACTGGGAACCAGATGACAAGACACATGCAAAACGTAACCACTTCGTTCACTACGGTTATATACCGGGCTTTGGCTTCTATTGCTTTGGCCTTATCCACCTTATTGGCGCTTTCGCTAAGTCTGGTACTTCTATTCTGCGTCAGCTTGTTGATGCTGGTACCCTTTCTAATCTTCCGGGCGGTTTCAAAACCCGTGGTCTTAGGATCAAGGGCGACGATACGCCGATCTCCCCAGGCGAGTTCCGTGACGTAGATGTACCTAGTGGAACCATGCGGGATAACATCCTGCCTCTTCCATATAAAGAACCTAGCCAGACTTTGTATCAGTTGATGAATCAAATCATTGACGAAGGCCGTCGCTTTGCAGCGGCAGCAGATATGAAGGTATCGGATATGTCTGCTAATTCGCCAGTAGGAACTACGCTGGCTATTTTAGAAAGAACCTTGAAAGTGATGAGCGCAGTACAGGCTCGTATTCACTATGCAATGAAGCAAGAGTTCCGTCTATTAAAGAAAATTATCGCGGATTACACTCCTGAAGAATATACCTATGAGCCTGTTGAAGGAAACCGTAGGGCTAAGAAGTCAGACTATGACCAAGTAAACGTCATACCAGTAAGTGATCCTAATGCGGCTACCATGTCGCAAAAGGTAGTGCAATATCAAGCGGCCTTGCAATTGGCCCAAACTGCGCCACAGTTATATGACCTGCCACTATTACATCGTCAGATGCTGGATGTGCTGGGTATTAAAAACTACGCCAAGCTCGTACCAACCCAAGACGACAAGAAACCAGTAGACCCTGTAACTGAGAATCAAAACATTTTGATGATGAAACCTGTCAAGGCTTTCTTGTATCAAGACCATCAGGCTCATATTGCAGTGCACATGTCAGCCATGCAAGATCCTAAGATTATGAGTCTCGTTCAACAAAGCCCAATGGCACAGGCAATTGGTGCGGCTATGTCTGCCCATATTGCTGAGCATATTGGTTACGAGTATCGCAAGCAGATGGAAATGCGTATGGGCATGGAGCTTCCACCTGATAACAAACAATACGAAGATGAAGGCATTCCAGAGCATTTGGAAGTCAGAATCTCGCAACTCGCTGCCCAAGCAGCACAACAGCTCTTGCAACAAAACCAGCAAGAAGCACAAGCGCAACAAAACGCTCAAGCGCAACAAGACCCATTGGTCCAGATGCAACAGCAGGAATTACAGCTCAAGCAACAAGACCTGCAACTTAAGCAGCAAAAACTTCAAATTGATGCAGCAGCTAAAGCTGACCAGATTCGTGTAGAAGAAAGCCGAATTGAGTCTCAGAAAGAAATTGCTGGTATGCAAGTTGGAGCAAAGATAGCCAAGGACAAAGCCGAACTCGAAGCTAAGATGGAGTTAGAAGGCTTAAAAATTGGCTCAGACATCGCCCATAAAAAGGCGCAATTAAACGAACCGAAAGGAACGCAAAAGAAAGGTGATTAATGGATAAAACGCTTGAAGTACTGCTTAAACAGTATAGAGATAAGCGCAACCAAATAACTGACGCGATTTCCAGTGCTGCAGTTAAGGATTACGCGGAGTACCGCGCACTTTGTGGTGAGATTCGAGGCCTTCTCACTGCTGAGTCATACATATTAGACCTTGCAAAAAACCTGGAGAATAATGATGACTAACGTCATTGAGTTAGATAAAGCAGTAGATTTAGGTGCAATTTTGCACAAAGAAGCAGAAGACAAAGCCAAACAACTCCCCGCTCCGCAAGGATATAGGATACTTTGCGCGATTCCAGAATCCGAAGAGGCATTTGATAGCGGCATTATTAAGTCAGATGAAACCCGTCGGCACGATGAATTACTGACTACGGTGTTATTTGTAGTCGATATGGGCCCTGATTGTTATCAAGACAAAACCAGGTTCCCTAATGGTCCATGGTGTAAAAAAGGTGACTTTATTCTGGTACGCCCTAATGCAGGTACACGCCTAGTTATTCACGACCGTGAGTTCCGCATTATTAACGATGACTCTGTGGAAGCTGTAGTTCAAGATCCACGTGGCATTAAACGCAAATTTATTTAGGAGATAGACCATGGCTGAAATGGATAAAGAAGAATTTAAGTTCCCTGACGAAATAGAAGAAACTAAGGGTAAACCCGTAGATACGGATAATCAGGAATTTGACATAGAAATTGAGGACGACACCCCACCAGCGGATCGTCAAGCAAAGCCTCTGCCTAATGAAGTAAAGGAAGAGCTCGAGAAAGACAACCTTATGGACTATTCCAATAAGGTCAAAATGCGTCTTGAGCAGATGAAAAAGGCTTGGCATGATGAGCGACGGGTTAAAGAAGCGGCTGAAAGGGAGAAAGACGAAGCAATTCGCTTTGCCCAAAAGGTTGCTCAAGAGAACCAAAAGCTCAAAAGTACGCTAGTTGAAGGTGAGAAACAGTACGTTTCGACTGTGCAACATGCAGCCAATACTGAGGTCGAAATGGCTAAACGGATCTACCGTGAAGCCTATGACTCAGGGGATCCAGACCGAATTGTTGAAGCTCAGCAGAAGTTAACTGAGGCCAGCTTAAGGCATGAAACAGCTAAAAACTTTAGACCCTCTTTACAAAGGGAAGAGAATGAGGTACAAATACCTCAACAAACGACTGAAAGTCAAACAAGTCAGAAGATCGACCCGTTAACTTCCAAGTGGCTTGAAAAAAATACTTGGTACGGACCCGATGAAGAAATGACTGCTTTGGCTTTAGGTACGCATGCAAAGCTTGAAAAAGAATTTGGTAAAGGTTATATTGGTACCGAAGAGTATTTTGAACGTATTGATAAAACAATGCGCAAACGGTTTCCCGAAAATTTTTCGGACGAACTAGAAGTAGAAACGCAGTCTGGGGGCGACAAGCCCAGTCAGCGCACTGAGTCAAGATCATCACCAGTGGTTGCACCTGCAACGCGTAGCACGGCGTCTAAACGAATTGTGCTAAAAGCAAGCCAAGTGGCGTTAGCCAAAAAGCTTGGTTTGACCCCTGAGCAATATGCTCGTGAAATGCAAAAACTGGAGGCTTAATATGACTACAAACAAACTTGCTCGCGAATTAGATACCCGTGCAACAAGCGAACGTCCTCAGCAGTGGGCGCCAGCAGAATTGCTCCCCGAGCCCGATAAACAGGCTGGGTACAAATACAGATGGATTCGTACTTCGACGTTGAATCAGGCTGACCCCCGTAATCTCTCTGGGAAACTAAGAGAAGGTTGGGAGCCTGTAGCACTAGAAGAACAACCCAAGTTTCAACTGCTAGTTGATCCCAATAGTCGTTTTAAGGACAACATTGAGATTGGCGGGTTATTGCTTTGCAAAACTCCAGAAGAGTTCGTTGAACAACGTAATAAACATTACCGAATTCAAGCCGAAAATCAGATGGATGCTGTAGACAACAACCTTATGCGCCAAAATGATCCACGGATGCCTCTCTTTAATGAGAAAAAATCTACGGTGACTTTTGGTAAAGGTTAATTTTTTAATTTAGGAGTTTTAAATGGCTTATCCTACCGTTGACGGCCCATATGGGTTCCGCCCGATCAATTTGATCGGTGGTCAGGTATTTGCTGGTCAAATTCGCTCAATTCCTATCGCTTCAGGTTCTACAACCGCCATTTTCTTTGGTGACGTTGTACGTCTGAACACAGGTGGTACTCTGAGCCGCGTTTCTACCACAACTACCGCAACCGACGCTGTTGGTATTTTTATGGGTTGTCAGTTTACAAACCCAACTACTAAACAGTTGCTACAACAGCAATTTTATCCAGGTGGCGTAACAGCTTCGGATATTACTGCGTTCGTTTCTGATGATCCTGATGCCCTTTTCAAGGTAGCAGTGTTGTCGAACAGCACCACCATTGGTGGCTTAACTCAGACTGACGTTGGCAACAACGTATCAATTCTGACTACCGCTGGTTCTACAACTTCTGGTGATTCAAACGAAGGTGTTTTAAACAGCACCAGCGATTCAACAACCACTCTCCCATTCCGTATTATTGCGGGTGTACCAGAGACTGTTAATGCCGCTGGATCTTTCACTGAAGTAATCGTCAAGTTTAACTTTGGCGTACATACTTATTACAGTGCAACCCCTGTCGCAACAGCAGCTTAAGGAGCAACTAAATGGCTATTTCACGCGCACAACTACTGAAAGAGTTGCTCCCTGGATTGAACG